ATCACAGTACCTAGTTCATCTACTAGTATATCTGCTATCTGATTATTGACAATGTTATATCCAATCTGGTATGGTTTCATTAAGTCAATTAAAGCTGTAGACTTTGTATTTCTATCAGAAAAGACAGAACCTTCTACAGGAAGCTTACATCCATATAGATTAGCATCACCTTTAAATTGAAACTTAAGTGGGCCAATATGATTTCTATTTACACCAATATAAATTGGAGAGAACCCCCCAGGATTATTCATACCCCAAAATGATGGTATATTTGGTCCAATCTTAATACCACCCCAAACTTCATTAATCCAAATCCAATCTATATGTTCTCCAAATAAAAGATTGTCTTTAGTTTTATTTTTAAAAAGTCTTGTATCGTATATTGGTTTATCTGTAATAGTAAAGTCTTCAGAAACTATTTCATTTAACACTTCACCTTCTTCACTAATCTTAGTTAAGTGTCCTATTTTCTTTTGAGACTTCCAGTAAGCTGTAGTTACTCTTAATAAATAAGCTGTACTTTGATCAAAGTAATCTTCTCCTTCTGCTAAGATCTGAGTAATGATATCAGAACCATCAAGAATATTACCAGACATAAATGATGTATATTGTCTCATACCAAGTGATGGCATGTTGGTATTCCACTCATGTGATTTAGTTCCATCATAGAATGAACCATCATTTTGTAAACCTCCAATGTTGTAACCAGCAGATCTAATTGGATATACTGATTCAAGAGCTCTATGTTGTTCTTCTGTAAGAACATGTCCAAACTTATCAATAACATCAGATACAGTAAACATATCTGTCTTACCAACCCAGTTACTTTGAGAGATATATCTAATGTCTGGAGACTTATGATAGAATGTAAGAACAGGATTCCATAACTCTACATCATAATCATCCTCCATCATTCTAAAATGCCAGAACTCTCTATCTGTAATTAACATGTCACGGAAAGCTCTTTCTTCTAATTCATCCATCCTAAATCTTTCAACATCAACTTTATGTTGGTGTTCAGCCCATTGTTCTACCATAGAACGATAGTCTTTCTTGAAGAACTGCTCTATTTCAGGCAATGACTTAAGACTTTCAGGATTCATTTGTTGTTGTGCTTCTTCAGACTCAGGATCCAATCCTTGCTCTAACATAGCAGCCATCATTTTAGTTTGAGCATCTGCCATCAATGTCTGTTCTACTTGTGCTCGTTTTTGCTCAAGCATTTCATTGTAAGAAAAATCATCAATAGCTCTATAACTTAACCTAGTTGATCTCTTTGCAAATTCAGCTACTAAGACATTAACTACATTTGGAATGATAGGATAAAACTTTAATTCTAAAGCTGACACATCTTCTTTTGTCAATGTATCAACTATATCTCTCATTTCATTATCTTCCTCAACAATATAGTCTGTTCTATCAATAACACCTTTAGCTAATTTATAGTTCTTCATTAGTCTTCTGGCATTTCTACGGATTTGTTTTAATCCATGCCATTCCAACCAGTCTAAGTTCCAAGCAGCCCACTCTTCTGTTTTATCTTTTTTAGGTAAAAACTGTAATGGTTGGGTTATACTACCCAATCTATTTTGTTCTGTCTTAGCTCCCTTCTTAGCTTGTAATGCATTAATTATTTGCATAACTCTTTATTTAATATTTTTAAATGCCGATCTTTTAAATTCATTAGTAGTATTTTTCATACTACCACCCATATGTCTAAATGGACTCTTATTTAATTTAAACAAATTTTCTGACTTTTGCAAGTTTTTAGCTACATCATCCATGATGACTCTCTTGGTAAATCCTCTATTTGATTCTTGAATTTTCATGAAAGATACTAATGCTGCAAAAGAAACTAGTCTATCCACGTTGACTCCATCTGCATATTCCCTCATTTCCTTAATCAACATAGGATCAGGAATACGTTCTATACCATAGGTTGTTCTAACAACAGTTCCATCTGGTTTAAGTTCTTGATCTAATTCCTCTTTAGTATATTCTATAGCATAACTAAGAAGATGTGCCTTGAATAGAGTTCCTGTATTTTTCCAACCATACTCCTGGAATACGTTATTATTAGATCCTAAGTCTTTTAAGAAAACTATCTGACTCTTGGGTACCAGATATCTTTGTTTTCTCCTTTGAATCATATACTGTATAAAGAGTGAAATGTTGTTTTCTACTAGTGCCCATGCATTGTACCATTCAATTATTAATTCAAGTTGACGATGGGTTTTAGTTATATCATCATATCTACCACACCAAGCTGCCACTATTTTACCCTGCTCTATATAAGTTTCTGTTTCTACTCCGGTAACTTTGGTTACTTCAATAGGAGCCTTCATTATGTAGATAGAACAAAGAGACTCTGATGTAGTTGTTTTTCCCTCAGACACGGGGTCAACAGATGCATAGTACATTCCAAATGTAGGATTAGCTACTGGTCTTTCCCATACAACAAGACATCCTGTTTTATCCTCTGTCTTTTTATTAACTGGAAATTCCATGATAGGTCTCTTGTTACTCTTAGTAACTGAAGGTTTTCCTTCTACATCAGTAGATATATCTAGATACTCAAACCCATATTCTTTATCTTCAATTCTTCTTTCTTGTGCACCAAGAAGATGTGGAGGAAATACAGATACTGTTCTATAAGCAAATGCTTCTTTAATATTTCTAGGATGCTGAGATATACGGAGCTGGTAGTCTTCTGGAGACAACTCATCTTTCCATTGTTTGAATTGTTTTTCCAATGCTTCTACAGCTTCTTCTACAAGTGAATTACCATAGTTATCAATGTATGGAGGCATAGACCACTGTTCAGGAATAAACAAACCTGACAAACCTTCAGTACCCTTTTCATCAATTAGATTAGTCTGTACGGCATATATATCTTTGGATGTAGGATTTAGGATCATATCTTTAAGTGGATTACACTGAGATAAATCCCCCACAGATCCTGCAGCTATAAACATACCCGTAGTAATTAAACCAGATCTCATTGCTGGTCTCATGTACTCATAAGTCTGATCCATCTTAGGAGCAATTCCAGCCTCTTCATGAAAGAAGTATTTAACTGGACCCCCTACACCATTTGTAGGATCTTTCTCAAATGACATACCTTGTATAGTTCCTTTGAGACCAACTTCATTCTTTCTATCTCCTTTTCGTACCTCAATCTTCTGTTGCCACATCATTACTTTGTCTGGTGACATAGGACGATACCATGCAGTGTGTTCATTTAAAAATGCTGCATACTCCTGTAAGAACTTCCAAGATCCTTTCTCATTGATATAATCTTTAAGACTAGCTCCCATCTTAAGAGTAACCCCAGCCTCAAACCATTGCTGATTTATAAACTTACCCATGTGATAATAAGAAGAAGCAATCTGTCGTTTCTTTAAAATAGCTGCATGTTTGTAGTTAAGTTCAGCAAGAAGTTCATAGAGTGCCAAATGATACTGAGCATCACGGATTTTGGCAAAACCAAACTTCTGTTCTTCTTTGTCAAATATTGGTAGAAAGTTTAACCACATGTAGTATTCTCTACATACAAACCAAGTTAAATCACCATCTTTAACTATGATTCCTTTTCTACATTTAGTTTTCTGATCGTCCCAATAGTTTATAAAGTCTTTTGACTTGAAGGGAGCTGTACAGTATACTCTATCTTTTTTAAATTTGGTTGACTCAGATATAAAAACAGTATTGGTAGTTTCATTGAAGTTGTACTCTCCAGGTTCTTTAAATACACTAAAGATGAAGTTATTGAACTCCTCTCTGGAGTCAAAACTTGTGGTTGTCCAGTTTCCGTTTTCATAGGTTGGTATGTCTTGATAAATTTCACTCATTACATGTCATATGCTAGTCCTTGTCCACCTCTTACTTTACTTTGTTGTTCTTCCTGAAGATCTTTATAAGCTCCTTTGAAAGACTGTCTAATTGCCTCATAGTTTTTTGCTGCAGCAATTATAGAATTAAAGTTACCATCTCTTCCATGTGTAATAGGAGTATTTTCCATATACCTACCTAATCTATCTAACATAGTTGCAATACCTCTATATGCTCTAGATGTAGGTGTTTCATACATTTTTTGACAAAACTGTAATGCTGCAAAGACTGTTTCATCTTCGGTAGAGAATTCTGCTCCAATTTGATCCAAGATTAAATGTTCCTTATCTATATCAGGAGTAAAGAAGAATGGATTTAAATCCGGATTAGGACAGGACATATAGAATAGGTACAAGTATATTTTAAGATAATCATCAGGATATTCATCCATCACATCTTTAAGTGCCTTTAATGTATAGCAATGTTCAGTAGGAATTACCACTCCATTCTGAACATCAAATAGTTTAGTTAGTATCATTTCTTTTTAATTTTACCACGGTTATCATGAAGGTAATGAAAAATTGCAATAACTTCATCTACCAAATAAGGTATTGAAATTGGTTTAACCTCTTTTAATACAGGTTCTCCGTTCTCATCTTTTTTAGTTACAGGATATCCCCAGTTATCTTCAGTCTCTACTTCAAAGGTAACGTGATGAATAAATATTCTTCCTGGTTTTAATTTAGGATTATGCTTCAGTATAATATACATATAAATACTCAACTGTAAAGCATAATGATAAAAATGACAGTCATCTAATGTATCTACAGGAAATCCCATTTTATCAGATTTACCTTCCCAATCTACATAAGATTCCATATCAATTTTCTTATTAGTCTTGTAGTCAATGATATTTACTTTACCATTGACTACCTCAACTAAATCTGATTGACCACAAATACCAGCTGATCTTAAATAGACCATGTGTTCTGGATAAACCCCTGGTTCAAGTTTTTGTAATGGAGAAATCTTAACTCCTTCTTTAATTTCTGATGGTTTAAATACAGGTACAGTAACACCTTCTCTTTCCATAGATGCTAATGCACATAAGTCAGTTTCTCTTTGATTATGATACCATGTACCAAGAGTAGTAGATCTATCTCCCTCATTAGTCCAAATCTGTTGTATTAATACAGGATCAATACCAAACCATTTTGATTTCTTATTTTTAGTAACTTTCTCTGCTATTTTCTTAGCATCAAATGGTTTCTTAAAATGAGAAACAAGTGTGGTTACACTTATCCAATCAATGTTACTGTCATCAAGACTTTTGTAACTATGATCATCTGCATTAAATACAATCATAATATTAATCTTTAAGATTATCTAATTCATCTTCTTCTTCTACAGTAGCAAGAGCTTCCCATTTACCCAATGGGCAATCAGAAGCAAGTGATCTGGTTTTAAAATTAAGTGAGCATCCACATTCATTACAACATGGAGCAGTACCTTTTACAGCACACTTTTTTCCTTTGCTCGGACATTCATCACAGATAGAATATCTTAACCTAGCAATTTCTTCTACTGTTTCATCTCTGATAACTGTATTAGTTATCCCCTCCAGTATCTGCTTCCGGTTCTGCCAAATTATTTTGAGAGTATTTTTCATCTTTAAAAGTTTTTCTTTTTAATAATTCTTCTTCAGCTTTCACATGAATTTTATTCAAAAGTTCTAGTTTTTCTTCCACACTCTTTTTGTTATGATAAGCACCGAATGTTGAGGTGTCATGATTTTGTAAAACTTTTTCATAATGAGGTATTGCTTTCTTTACCTTCTGTATCTTAATAACAA